TATTTGCTCCATAAATTGTGGAAAGAACCAACTTACTTACATTAGTTGCTATATGTTCTGCTGTTATTCTTCCTATGGATAATTGAGAACCTGTATATGTTTCCCCCCATAATTCTAATCCACTTCCAAATCCTGCCTCTGAAGTTACAGATGTAGCGTGTTTAATAAGTAAAGGATATACAATAGTATTTGTTCCTGCATCTGAAATCTGATGAGTCCAGACACCACTAATCGTTTCAGCAGCAGTTTTATCAAGTAAGTTTCCATTTTGTATCCCTGCGATAGTTCTTGCAGTTGTGTCAAATGTTATATTCCCTGCCATCTGTCCACCTGCCAGAGGAAGCATCCCTTCTTGTAGTTCAGTTATTGCCTGTGCTGTGATCCTTAATTGAACTTTCTTTCCTGAGGAGTGTGCGGCAGCTGTAGTCCCTTCTTTTTCCCTTTCTACTGTCAGGACATCACCAGTCCTTGAAGAACAAAGCAAAATCTCATCTTCTATTGTGATATGGAAGTTTGAGGAAGGGAATAAAGCACCCTCTCCAGTAGCCACTGTCAAAGACAAGTCGCTATCAGAAATCCCAGAAGCCAGAGTGCTTTCTGCTCTGTTCTTTACGCTTAGAAATGACATAATCGTTTTCCTTAGTTAATTAATTTGACGACTTTCCTATTTAATTTTTCTATTAAGTTCAAACCTGCTTAGATCTATATTGTCTCGGTTTGCTATAATTACTCTGTCGTCTGGCAAAATAAAATTATATACAGTTTCCGAAGTTCTGCGAACCTTATACCCGAAAACATAGATCTTCATAAAACTATCCATATAGGAAGTTTTTATATTCCTATAAAAATGAAAGACCTGCATATCTGGTTCTACTACTAAATCAATTCTCTTACTAATGTCTTTTAACTTATACATTGAGAAGATTTTTACCTCTTTCCATTTTATCTCTTTGATTTGGTGAAAAATCCCTTTGCAACATACTCCATCGCTTTCAAATTGGTGAAGTTCGGTATCATCTTTATAGATAACGCCCCAGACCCACCTTTCTGGATCTACTATTTCTGGTTTTCCGTCTCTTATAAATGTGTATATCATAATCGTATTAACAATATCCCGTCTCAATAAGACGGGATAGAGATTGACATTGTATTGCCTTATTGAGCATAGTATTGCTTATTAAGTTTTAAGAAGGTTACTTCTTCTTTTTACTGCTCTTTTTTTCAGCTTTCTTACGAGCTTCTCCACGAGCGAGAGCAGCTTTGCTTTGAAGTGAAAACCTTCCACCTGTTAGTGCGTCAAAGTGTTCGGGTTGCGTAGGTTTAAAGCCAGTAGCTTTGCACTTGTGCTTCAAATACGCCTCGTTGTCTTTGAACACTTTTCCGCAGGGACTACATCTAACCTTCATACCTAGGCAGTCTCGTCATATTGATAGTTCATCGTGGAGGTTGAACCAGCAACATCACCAGCATCAGTTTTAATCTGATGAACCAAGTAATCCGATTCTCCAGTGGTATCTAAAGCTCCAGTTAAACTGCCAGCGATTCCCAAGTTAGCCCCTGAGGGTTCACTTGAAGGCATTGTTTCAGTAGCAATCGTTGATGCAGTCTTTACAGGAGTGGCGTAAGTTTCCGCACCTCCGTAAGAAGTTTCTCTGGCGTTGGTCTTATGAGTAGCAGATCCGCCTAAAGCACCCGTTCTCCAAATCTTTAAATTATCAATTCTTGAAGAACCACCCATTGCTGTTACCTCTATCTTCTGCCACTTCTCATAGGTATAATTACCTGGAGTTACAGGATAGGCCACTGGATCTAAGTTAGGAGCATCTGTATCACCCATATTGGTATTGGTGATATTTGCTTCCTTTGTCTCTCCAGCTGTGTTGTATTCGTTTATTTGGACTGTAGCAGCCATTTTATTAACTTAGTTAACTTTATAGCTAAAATTACCGACTAACAATTTTAGAGTTTGACAGGATTAAACTCTTGTAGCTATTGACAAGAGCCTAATTTTTATAAAGTTCGCATCATCCTGTCAAGATACAAACCTTTTGAAGTCCTTACTTTTTTTCGTCTTTTTCTTTCCCTTTTTTCACTTTCTTTGCGTTCTTCTTTTGTGCTTCTGCGACTTCTTCTAAACATTGTATTCGTTCTTTAGCCATTATTGTCCTTTAGATTAGAGTCCTGATGGTATCTCCCTCTCTAAGTAAATAACTCCCTCAACTGATGCTGGGAAGACGTCTGTTCCTACAGTAGCCACGACCCGAATGTATCTCTTGTTAGGAGCTAAATCTGCTTCAACAAGGGAGGCTGCGGTTATCTGGCTAAAAGTGTGAAGGACATCATCATCAGCAGCAAAGTTATCGTTGCTTTCGTGAACAACAACATCTAAAGTTCCACCTGCGGCTGGAGTTCCTGCGTTAATGATAACGAGGACTTTCCTGCCAACTCCGTTCAAGTCAACAGTGTCTCCTGTATGAGCTGCTACTGATAACTCGTCGGCTACCACTAGAGCTTTTGTCGTGCAGTTGTTTAATAAATCTTTTGCGTTCATATTTATTTACTTAGTTTATTCGGGAGCGTCATCAAGAACAACAAAGGCATTACTTAAAGCACATTGACCGTCAACTCTCTTTACAAATCTGAATGTAGTCTCATCGTATCTGAATCTGTCGTGAATTGAAGAAGCTACAGCAAGTCCTCCCTTATCACCAATGTAATAGGCAGAAAGGTTTGCGAGAATAATATCTCCTTTTGTTCCTACTGCTGGCAACTTGTCAGTAACAGCATAAGGATAACCTAAAATAGTTTTAGGAAGATCTGCTGCTAAACTGAAACCAGGAAGGAATAATGGGAATCCTTTAGTCTCGTCAATGCTGCTTCCGTCATATACGCCACTCTTAATATCAAGTATTTCTGTTAATCCAGCTTTTGTGGTAATCCAAATTGCTCCAGCGTCAGCCCAAGCAGGCAAGGTCTCTCTCATTTTCTTCAAATCTTCATACTGGATCTTACTTGCTGTGGCTCTGGCTTTGGAGGTTCCACAATTGACAATACCCAAAGGTTTCTTCATTCCGTTTCCAGTTAAAAATTGCTTGTCCTCCTCGTAAGCAATCGCCTCCCCAAAGATACCGACCAAGAAGTTTGCCAAGTTAATAGCTGAATCTGATAAAAGGTCGTCAGATACTGGACAAAGTCCAATCATCTTTCCTAACTTTAATGTGACCCTGCCAAGTTTTGGTTGGCTTTCCTCCTTCTCATCTCCTTCGTCTCCTTCCCAACTAATGTCAATTCCAGCAAACTTATAGTTTGACTGATCTAACTTAGGAAGGGTCAAGGTATTACTCTTCATTGGGATTACTCTTGCTCTCGGTCTGACAATAGCTGCTTCAGTAGCGAATCTAATAACCTCTGCTTGAAACTCCTCTGGAACGAGAAATCCGCCAGCAGTGTCATCGCTTTCCTGTAGTGCTTTTGTCTTTGATACCACTCCAGTTTTAGCCAATTCTTTTACGCCTACAATAAAGTTCTCCATCTTGCCAGAAAGTTTAACAAAGGGTCGGATTCTCCTTAAATAAGGATCTGTTTCAAATACAGATTTCTCTGCACTAGGCTCTGCCCCAATAATTTTACTTTTGGCTGGATTTTCCCTAATGGCTTTTACAATCTTGTCAATCTTTTTATCAAGAGCTTTGCCTATTTTTTCTTCTTCTTCTTTTTCGTTTTCTTCGTCTTTTTCATCTTCTTCTTCAATTTTTTCTTCGCCTTCTTCTAATTTGTAGTCATCTCCAACTTCTACTATTTCTCCATCTCGTAGTATTTTCATTTTACTTATCGCCTTAGTTTTCTTAAAATTGCCTCAATCGCCTTATCGGCTAACCGCAAAAGTTTTATTTCAGCCTCCCTGTCCTTGTCAGGTTGGCTCTTTATTTTCTTTTCGGCTATGCGACCTTTAGTATCGTCAGTCGGAGTAGCATCTGTTTCAGGGAAAAATCCCTTCAAAACGCTAATAGCTTTCTCCGTCTCCGATATAAAGTTTCTAATCTTGTCAAATTGCTCGGTTGTTAATTCTTTTTTACTCGCTGGCTCAAAAGTGCCTCCCTCGCCTTTGCAATGAGAGCGAGCGTCGCTTTCAGCCCAAACATCTTTTTTATATCTCAATGCTTGTAGCTCTGATTTGCCTTCTTTAATTCCGTAAATATGGTCTATGCACTTTCCATCGTGCTTTGCAGCACAATTCTTTCTGGCGAACTTGTCGTATTTCGCTGGGTCTTTCAATCGGCAGGAATGCTCATTTGGATATGGCTTTTCTACCACCTCTGTTTTTTCCTCCGTCTCGGTTTCCTTTTTCTCTTTTTCTGGGTTTTCTTTTATCTCTGTTTCTAATGCCTTAGTTATTAAATCAAGATTCATCTTTCTTGCTGATACTAATGCTTGTGGCAATGCTGGCACACTAACCCAGCTAACCTCTAAGAGTTCCTGCTTCGTAAACTTCTCTCCGTATTCGCTGTCGTAGATCCCTTTTTTGACTTCCTCATCGGTTGCCCTGCGATATTGTTTACCCTCTATCTCTATATCGCCTTTTTCTGTTGGAACTAATGGTAAGAATCCGACGCTTACAGCGTTTAAAAAACCCCCTTCTACAAGAGTTTTTAATTCCTGAGCAAAGGGAGTGTCAGCCCATTTTCCTTTTATTTTTAATTCCTTATCATCTTCAATCCAAACCTTGCTGGCTTTCGCCACTGGTGGAATCGCTGTTGATCCAAAACCTCCTGTGCTATGAGACCATAGAATTACAGGATTCTTTTTATAGTTTGTTAGATACCAACCTTTCGGGTCAATGGTATCGCCCAACCTATCAACCTTTCCAGAGGAGGCAACCACTTCAAATGTTCCTTCCTCTTTATTGACCGATTTAATCTCGGCTTCTAAAAACTTCTTTATCATAATTTTTTCCTTAGTATATTTTATCCTCAACCTTTATTGTTGTCAAGTTTAATTATTCAACTACTGGCAAAATAGTGCATCTACAATTCGGGTGAGCTGGAGGATAGTCAAATCCTCCACTAAACACTTCGTTTAATTTTCTCACATCTCCGTTTAGATCCGCACAAATCTCGCAAGCGTCTGCTTCAGCCAACCACTCCTTTTTCTCTATTATTTCGCTTTGCTTGTATGCCTCTAACTCGGCTCCATTAGAAGCTGAATTAACTTCTGTTCTTGCAATTCTTTCTGCTTCATATTTCCTTCTTTGCTTGAAAACTCCCGACACTCTTTCTGAAAGTTCTGATATTCCTTCTCCTGCTGTGATTCCTTCGCCTAATACTTTCTTTAATCTTTTCCTTGTGGTCTCGTTAACCTGCTCTGCAAATAACATTGTTTTTTTGTCAATCTTTTCTACTACATCAGGAGTTAGCTCAAACTTAGTTCCTATTAATTCTCCTGCTCTCCTTCCTCTGCGTTCCGTGATGTCCGTAAACATCGGCATTGCCAGTTCAAAGAATATCCTGTTTTCTATATCCCAATTTACTAAATCTGGGACTGCTTTTTTTAAACTTTTTCCAAGAAACTCTGACTCCAATGCTTCCTTAATCCTGCCTTCCTGATTTTTAAACAACTTTCTCATAAATACCGTAAACATTTTCTCATCGCTTTTTAGAATTACATTATGTTCCTCCCACCAGCTTCTTTTCTTTTTTTCCGAAAATGGTTTTAGTATATTCTTATGGTTTTGTATAAAGTATTTTACCAGTTCTGCTTTTAATTGCATTTCCAGTTTCAAACTTCGCTTTCCTGCCATTACTCTTTTTCTCAAAAATGCTTGTTCTTTTTCTTCTTTAAACTTTTTATATTCTGTCTCGGTGATCCCCTTAATCTTTAGGAACTTTACAGTTCCCTCCTCTGAACCGCCAACAGGCAACATTGATATCGGTAGATAAAAGTCCCAGCCACCTTTTACTGGAGGCATCCCTTCTAAGTCCCTTACTTCATTAATCAGCATCCAATTATTTTTTAGTGCCGACTCATATTCTTTAATAACTACTTCTCTATTTTCTGGCGTAGGATCTTCAAAATCCAGATATAAGTCCTTCCCAAACTCTGGCACTAAGAACTCGTTTAGGGTCTCTACCAGCCTTCTTACTTTTGGCTCAATGGTCTCGCTTAAAAATGTATAAACAGCTGTTTCTGCTGTCGCCCTGTTAACATCTGAAGTCATCGCTACAATCGGCTTTGGCACTCCGAACGCTGTTAATATCTGTTGCGTTGTTACTTCCGTTAACTTGTCAAACTGCATATCCTTCATTGAAAGCATAAGCTGCTTTATCTCTACCTCTCCATCCATAATCCCCAGCTTGTGAGCATTCTTATATCCCTGATATTTGTTTTCCCACTGCTCTCTAAACTCTTTTTTCTGTGCTGGCGTCATTGCTGTTTTTGAAATGAGCAGAGTATCTGGTATTGCCGAATTGTTAAAGAAGTTCATATTCCAACGAGTCGCATAGATTGAAGTTCTAACAACATCCATAGCTGCCTTGATAGTTGGCAGCCCGTAAATAGAACTCTTTGGATTGGTTTTCTTAAAATGTATAATATCTTTCGGGTCAAATTGCTGGGACTCTCCGTTTGGCATTCGGTATTCGTAATACTTAATGAGATTTGATGCGTCTTGCTTGACTGTCACCCAATCTGGTCTTAAAGCCCATAACTCTAAAATCTTTTTGCTGGTCTCGCCTCTGACTTTATACCAGTAAGCATTTCCTAAAAGTTCTTGGTATGTCTGCGTTAAGTCAAGCATTGTGAACTTTGTTGTAAAGGGATTTACCTGAGCAAGCAGGTCAAGCAACGGGTGGCTAACCACTTCTTTTATTTTCTCCTTTCCCGCAGTTCCTCTCACTCTATAAAGTTTAAACTCTGTGTTTGCTAATTTTTCTGCTATCTTCGTCACACAGGCGTGGACTAAAAAAGACACCTCAAAAGCGTCTAGGTAATCTTTGTTCGTAGGTTTCTGAATCATATCTCCATACGACAAAGTTTGTCCTGAAGATAGATAGGATTTTGTTTGAAAGAAGTTTATTATCCTCTGAAAGATTTTTGGCATTACATATCCCTTAGTTTATTTATTTTAGAATACTATAACATATCTTGTCAAGTCAAATCCACTCAATTTTTGGTGCGTTCGTATATTGGCTCATTAAACCCTGAATCAAAAGCACAAAAGCATCGCATAAATCATCGTGAGCTTCTATCCCGAATCCTACTAACTGAAGTATCAGATCCTCGCAACCTTCTTCTGGGAATACTACAGTTCCGTTCTGAACATAAGAAGCAATCGTCATTAATCTTGCCCTCTTGTCTGTGCTAACCTTAACCCCCGTTGCTGGAACTCCTGCTTTAACCATCGCCTCTATCTGCATTGCTTGGTATGCAACATCTTCTACCCAGAAAGGAGTCATCGTTCCATTGCCTAATGCTTTGCTAACTGACTTTGCTCTCTCGGTTGTTTCAAATCCACTTAACCTTTCATTGATCGGGTTCGGCATTATAAAAATCTTTGGACTTCCGTTAACTACTCCTAATTTTCCCGAGACCATTGCTGTAAAGTCCGCAGTCGCTTTCTTTGAAATTGCTAGGTCGTTCCCAGTCCCTTTAACTACTATAACATCTTTTGGTATTTCCTTGTAGTGTTTTATCCACTCCTCTTTGATTACTTGACCTTCTTCAGGAACTAACTTTAAAAGATACTCTCTTTGCCAAGCCCTCATTCCAATTAAGCTGTTTCCTTCCACTTGTTTCTTCTCAATTTCTATTGCTTTCATATCTGGGTATTTTCCTTTCCACGATATCTCTCCATTTTTGTCAAGTAGAGGAAACTCTACTACCCTGCCTTCTCTATATCCTTCATTAATCTCTTTTTTTATTCTACTCATTATTGCGTCAGAGTGTAAGAGGTTTCCTATAAGAATATACTTCGTCTTTCCTCTCTCTCCTGCTGGTATTACATTTCCAGTTAGCCAGCGGTGCGTTTTGTCTCGCTGCTCTTTAGTTCTCACCATCTCCAAGTCCTCAATATCATCAACTATAATAAGGTCTGGTCTCCACTGCTTATATCTCGTTCCTCTAACTTTTTGCCCCGTTGATTTGCCTACAATTTTCGTATCGTAGTTCGGAACTATCATTGAGGCTTTTTGCCACTCTTGTTTCTTTTTGGTCTCTGTCTGAATCTCAAAAGAACCAAAATCTTCTATCAACCTCTCGTTATTTTCAAGCTCTACTTTGATATTATAAATATGGTCTTTAATCTGTGAAAAGGTATCTGCTATCAATACAATATGGTGTTTCCTTCCCGTCACCATCGCCCAAATCGGATAAAAAAGCATTGCCAGTGTTGTTTTGGCACTTCCTCTAAAGGCAATGATTTCATTAAACTTATCTCCATCTTCAAGAATCTGATAAATGTCTTTTTGAAAAGGTGCTATTTTATAAGACAGGTATTTCTTAAAGTAGATCCTCGCAAACCAAAGCAAACTCTCGCTTGCTAACTGCTTTCTAAAATAATCATCTTTGTTTATTCTCTCTCTAAGCAGTTTTAGTTTCTTCTGGCTTGTTTCCTCCAGCTGTGCTATTTGGGTCTGGTTCTGGCTTTGGTGGTTTTCCATAATCTAATTCTATTGCTTCTTTTATGAGGTCTTGTTCTTCTTTAGTAAGTGTCCTTCCAAGTTTTAACTCTCCTAACTTTCTACTGAATACTCCTGCGTCAAACTTAATGCCGAATAAGTTCTTTCTGGTTTCTATAATGGTCTTGATAGCATTTAATTTCTCGCCTGCTGTGATTAACAATTCTTTCTCAACTTCCTTCTCTTTTTTATCTACTAATATCTTTACCTTGACTTTTCTGGTATCTTGTGTTATGAGTTGCCAGCACTCTAACGCAAGCTGTTCGTATTCTGCTTCCAATTTTCCTATCTCCTCGTTGACCTTCTGTTCTGATATTCGGCTTGTGTTTTCTTCAATAACCTGATTCTTTAATCTTAATGCTACATTATGACTAATACCTAAAATCTTTGCCAATTCATATTTACTGGCTCTCGGCTTCCTGATTAAAACCGAACGCACTTTTTCTTTTATTTGTTGTCTATATTCTTCTGACCACTTCATATCTTTTAGCCCTTATTAGCCCTCTTTAAATTAACTTTAGCTTTGATTGACCTTTACTCTTTAAGGATTCTTGCTGCCTTCTGAGTCATTTTAGCATAGATAGCATTACCTTTTGAGTCCTTTCCTATGTATTTAATGTTAATATAGAACTTACAAGGCGACAAGGGTGATCTTGGATTATTCCAAGCTATCTTAAACTCGTCAAGTAAAGACATATTCTTACTCTTTGCACCACTATAAGCAGTCCCTGCATTTAGCCAATGCCTACCAATCTTTTCTAAAAGTTTCTCGTCTTTTAAAATATCCTCTAATCTTATAATGTTCTTGTTTATTTCAAATATCCTTCCTGTTCTGGTTTCATTCCCACATTGAAATCCTTTTTCATCTCCTACTCCGCAACATTTGTTTCCGTCTCCTAAATATCTAAACTCGTTATCGGCACAATAGAACTCTAATTTATGTTTATGTGCCAACTGCCTTGTCTTTAATATCCAGCCCTTTTTGAAAACCGCTTTTAATTCAAAATCTGATGCTGTCTTTTCCCCGAGTCTTCTATAAAACTTATTTATATCATACCCCAAATACGAAGAAAGTTCCACAATAGCGTTATTAAGAATAGGCGACTGCATCGCTGGAAGTTTTAAATACTCTATTGTTACTGCTTTTGCACCGAGTTCTGAAACCTTTCTAATCAGATTTTCTAATCCCTTTTCACAAAAGATTGGTATAAAAGGTTGTATTCTAACCACTACTCTCATTCCTTCTTTGGCACATTTTTCAATTATGTCTAACCTCTTTGCGATTTTTATTTCTGGGTGCGGCTCAAACTTCTCTAGCTCTGGTCTTAATGAAATCAAGCTAACTTGAATCACTTTATATTTACATTTCTTTAGCGTTTCCCAGTATTCGCCTTCTACAATTCTGTGGTTCTTGGTGCTTACTATAAAAGGATATTGGTATTTTTTCATTAGCTTCAAAATCTTTAAGCCCGTTGCGTGTTCTTTCTCAAAACAGCTAAAAGGTTCTGAAATCCCTCCCCAGTGTATTGGTATTTTTCTTTTTGCAAACTCACAAAGTTCGGTTTCTGTTCGGTTTTTCGGCTTCATTGATAAAATCCTTTCTAAGTGATCTAGGTCAATGGTCTTGCTGTCCTCTTCAAAAACATCTTTTCCTTTGGCTTGATTGATTAAGCTATTCCAGTAGCTAAAGCAATACCTGCAATGCTGCGGACATCCTGCGTAGCTATCTAGCACAAAAGGAAAGGGACAGAATGTAAATTGACTTGAAACTCTTGGTGAGTTATATGTATTTTTCATAGTTCCTTAATTTTTTCGTTTGCAATCTTGATTGCCTTTTCTAATGCCTCGCCTGTCATTATACTAAATCCTGGAGCTATCTGGCTTTCTAACATTCCTTGAATGTTTGTGCAGGTTTTTTCTCCAATCAAATCTCCTCCTTTTTTGTCATAAATTGCTACATCGTATCCGTTCAAACACGCTTCTAAGCAAACTTCCTTTCCGTCTGGCATTATATAGCTAAAGTAATGTCCAAAACTTCCCTGTATTCCTTCTCTCTTAAAACTACCTAATGTTAATTTTTTGTATTTCATTTGATTGAATCTAACAACTTTTTGGTATCTAACTCCGACCTTTTATTAGTCTTAAAATATTCGGTAATCTTCTTCCATTCTTTAAAGTCCTCCGTATAAAAAGCGATCTTGCTCTCTTTCTTCGTTACCTGTGGTCTTTCTACATCTATCGGCACTCTCACATTTAGAGCAAACATTTTCTTAATCTCCTGTTCGTTTCTTGCATCTTTTATATCGTCTCCAAAAATCAAATCATATTGAATACTTAACATTTCTAATTCGGCGTCGCTTAATCCAGAGAGCTTGATCTCTGGGTAATTCTGTATTTCTCTTACTAATTTTACTAACTTGCTTTCATCCCAACCTCCTACTATTCTGTTAAGAGATAGATTAAGCAACTTTTCTTTCTTTTTGTCAAGGTCAAGCATAACGCAGTCTATTTCTGTCCAACCCAACATCTCTACTGCTTTAATTCTCTGGTGTCCTCCTATTACTGTTAGATCCTTATTTACTACAATCGGCTCGGCAAACCCTAATTTTTCTATAGAGTTCTTTAAGGTCTCCAATGTTGCCTCGTCCATAATACGAGGATTATATTCTGCTGGTTTGAGGTCTTTAATTTTTTGGCTTTTGATTTTCATTGGCTTTTTTTGATTCTTCTCTTAATTTTTCGGCTGCCTCCTCTGCTTCAACCGCCTTAGTTACATCAATGATCTTTATTTTTGGCACTATTCCTCCTTTCCCTCCTTCTATTAGTTCTAATTGTGCCTGAAAATCACATTGATATCTTGCTCTTATAACTTTGTATTCTTCTAAGAATTGCTTGGCTCGGTTCTGCGATTCTTCTAATTTTTCTTTTTGTCGCTTGTTGAATAAACGACTAACTTGTTTTCTAATTCCCATAATTTTGTTTTTATTTTAATTTTTTAACTCTTTTAATACTGCCTTTGCCGAATCAATCAACCTTTTGAGCTTCCACCTCATCTGGCGGTCTGGCTCTTTGATTCGGGGTTCGCTGTCTTTTTTCATCAGCTTTAGAAACTGCCAGAAGTCAATTACTGCGTATATTTCGGGGTTGGCTTCTGGACTGCTAGGGTCTCTGAAAACCAAAGCCCATTTTTGCGAGTCGTAGTTTCCTATCTCAGCTTGGCTTTTGGCTTGTCTTATCCATTCCTGAACCTTAATCGTTCTCTGGTTCTTTGCTTCTATTAAGAAGGGAAGGTTAGCTGCGATGTCTCCTTTCTTTTTGCCCGATCCGCTACCGCCTTCCCTTCTGGCGAGTCCCAGCCCTTCGGCTTCTATTTCTTTAGCTAATAACTTTTCAAATCGTTTTCCTTTTTCTATTCTTGATTTTGGTTTCATTTTCTTATTCTTTTTCTAAATGCATTCCCCAAGGTTTCTTCTGGGGTTTGCCTTTTCTGCTATGGCTCACTGTATTTTTGAGATCCCTGATTGTTTCATAATAGAAACTCCTAATCTGGTGAGGTAATAATCCCTGCCTTTTTTCCTTTTTATATTTTTCGTATTCTTCATTTGTCATATGAACAAACTCCTTAGCCAGTTCCAAAACCTTTGATACCATTTTAGCTTTGGTTTCTCCTTTTTTAAGTTGTAGGCCAGTGCTTTTTTAACTCTTATTGTGTTTGCATTAATTTTATTAACCGTAATCTGCGAAATATCTACCTTGCTATTCTGTTTTTTAATTACTCCTACATTGCTATCGCACCAGCAATGTAATCTTCCTGCGGTAGTCCGTAGTATTTTTGAGATTTGAACTCTCTTAACTCTATGATTGTTTAAAAATCTATTTGACATTATTTTATATTTAATTTTGTTTCGGCAGAGGTATAGATTATTCTACACCCCTGCCTTGTTTTATTTACCAAACAATTTCCCATCAAAAGTAAACTTCCCTTTTATAATTATTGGCACATAGAGATTATACATTCCGTCTTTCCTTAAATACAATACCCCGAAAGCATTAACCCATCTGTTTGCTTTGCCCCATTTGAAAGCTGGACTTCTGGTGCAAAGGCAACCAATACTTTGTGCAGTATGATATCCGAGATCGTCAGCGAATACTTTAGTATATGACTGAATATCGTGGGTATGGCAATATACGCAACTTTTTGAATAAGTGTCAGCAGTTTTTGCAGCGTGATATTTATTTGTGTATTGCCCGTGGAATGCTAACAACTTACCAAATCTTACAATACCTCTTTCTACCGTTCCTCCTGCACCTATCTTAACAAATGGAATCCACTCCCAATTTCTCTCTTTAAAGCGTAAATAATTCTGCGGTTCTAACATTCCCCTAAACTCAGGAAACTTATTTGTTAAGACATTTATCCAGTCTTCGTGATTTCCTCCCATATAAATCTTTCTGACTTTCTTCCTTCGTTTGTCTTTCCTTTCGCAGATCTTCTCTATCGGAGTTAATATCTCTTGATCAAAGCCATCATATTCTTGTTTAAGTCGTTTGCCTTCAAGGAACTTCCTATTGCCTTTCTCTCTTTGCCAATGATTTACAGCATCCATTTCTAATCCGTCACCTAATATAACTACTGTATCAGGTTGAAAGTATTTCAGGAATTGGAACACTGCTTCTATTGAGGGTTTACTATGATGCGGATAGTGAATGTCTGGTAAAAGCACTATCTTGTGAGTCA